ATTTTTTTTATCTATTTTCTGTAATGACTAGTTGACTATTACCTACGACCATATTATATCTACTCCATCGACAACGAGAACGGAGTAGAGAAGATGAAAATCACAGATATCGAAGCATTCAAAGACGCACAACTGATGGCGCGCATCGCCGTTAGCAACCTGAGCAGCAGTATTCCAGCGGACGCGTTCTGGTTTGCTGCGATGCAGACACTGAAAGCAGCTTATGCAGGAGAGAAGAAATGATAAACCAACAGTTAATTAGCGCGGGTTATAGGGTTGTGTCGCGAAAGCATAAGACACTTTCTCGCATAGACCGCGCGGACTGGAAACAGGTGTTGGCTAAACATCAATGCCCGTGGGATGCAGACGGCGAAGGGATGGAGTGGGTTCTTAATCTAGGTGAGCGCAATTCCGAAGATTATTACAGACGCTGTATAAGTAAGGACACGATAGTTGTTGATGATATAAACGGAATACCTAACAGCGGAAGCGCTGTAACCGGATACAGAGGGGAGACGAAATGAGCGAACAAGGCCCAGTAAGCCAGCCATTACGAGTAGGCCGTAAAGTCAGCAACACCCCGTTCCCGACACGCGAGGAACTGATGAAACGTAACAGTTTCCCGGGGCCGGACAAGAACAAGTATCTCAATCGCATGTGGGGAGAGAAGAAATGAAACATTTACGATATGACTGCATTGGTGCGTATTATGCGGGTGAAACCCGACATCCACAAACCGTAATGCGTGAACTTGGTATTACCTACGAACTTGCAATCCCTCAAAGCATATGTGACCAGTGGTGGCTATTTAATTGCCAGCACGGAGAACTTCCAAAGTTCATCGATGAGATGAAAGCAGACGAGCGGCTAGTCAACCAGTATAAACTGCCTAAGGGGTATAAAAATGACTGACCGTGAATACGAAAAGATGATGGTAGAGGCCGTTAACAGCGGCGTAGACATCAGCCACGTGATGCACGTCCTGAATACTAAAATCGCGGTAGCCGAGCAAATGGTTGAGTCGCTTTATGAGACACGCCGTGAACTGATTAACCGCTTCAACCTGAACAAAGGTGACGCCAATGCCTAAAATAACAATCGCATCACTCGAGCGCCGTATTCTGGTACTCGAGTCAGAGAAACAGACGTTAGGCGGACAACTGTCAATTAACGGTGAGTTTCAACTGGAGGCGTTTAAGCAGTTACTTGATAAGTTGAAAGCGGACGAAAGGCCTTGTGCACACGACTACTACATACATTTTGATGGGGTACATCGAGTGACATGCGTTAAATGTGGTAAAGCGTATGGAGTCTCCTAAACCAGTAGTTATCGATGGCGTTCTGTGGAAACCCTACTCGGTTAACCACATCGACGCCGACGGGAAGAAGTTCAGCTTCTACATTTTTGCAATTAGCCGTGAGCACGCTGCTTGTGTGGTAGACGATATACGAGAAACGGCGTGGCTTGGTGATGAGATAGTAGGGTAATTATGTTCAGTGACATCAACGCGGCAATCGAAGAAGCAATATGGCGTCGTTACAACGGCGAGCAACAACGGCACTTCTGCCTGGTGCAACGTGGGAACATGATTGCCGTAGTGCAGGACCGCGATAACAAATATCCGAATGCGATGTGGACAACGAGGAATTTCGTAGGATGATTACCAGCATTCCGAACCTGATTAAAGAATACGGCACGATGGCCGAGACATGCCGTCAAACCGGCATCAACGAAATGACGATTGCGAAGTACAGCAAAGACGTTGATTGCGAGCGCCACGTAATTTATAACAACCGTCTGATGACGCACGTTAAGACAAGCCCGGTGTTATTCACGCGACGCGGTATCACTAAAACCGAGCAACGCATTGCTAAAGAGGAGAGTGGGGAATGATTGAATATGATAATTACCACATAAACCGGTGTGAGGCACTTGAATTTTTGTCCAGAAACTTCCACGATTTCCCAGAACACATGCCTAATGTTCGCGAAGTTGCAGAGGGTATTTCCGAGAACATATTCAAAGGCTGGCGGTTCGTCGTTATTGATTCTGGTGAGTTGGTTTTCGCTGATTGCCTTTCACCATGTATTCGTAAAATAGACCTTGAGGAATTTAATGCGACTTTTAGTCTTTCCGAATGCCTGGACTATAGTCGTAGCTAACGACCATTACGGCGGCGATGGTAAAAGAGCACCACGACACGGCCTATATAACTGATACAAGCCCTCTACGGAGGGCTTTTCTGTACATCCCTCCCAATCCCCTTATATAATCCTTTTAGACGCGTAGGGCGCGTCTGATGCGCTCTGATGGTCAGACGCATAAGCAAGGGGATTCTATGAAGCTGAAACTTAAGCAGCCATCGCCAGAGGTGGTGCAAGCTGCACATGAAGAAGCGGTTAGCGCAAACCGTCGCCGTAGACGACCGCGTGGCAAACAGAGCCTTTATCAATCATCCCGTAATTCCGCCGCGTTGTGGGACCCGGACTATTGCGACGAATTAATCGAGTTCTTCGACCGCACGTCGTGGGAACTGGTGCCTACGTCCAAAGGTGACGAACGTCCGCTGATTCAGGATAAGCCACCATCTCTGGCCCGCTTTGCCTTACATATCGGCGTCACTATCCCGATTATTAAGCTGTGGCTGCGCGAGATTCCCGCATTTGCCGAAGCCTATGAAACAGCACAGGCACTGGAAGAGGCATATTTCACTGAGACTGGGGCCGCGGGCATCTCTGCTACGTTTGCCGCCGCGAAGCTGGGACTCGGCAAAGAGAAACCGGTTGAATCGACCGAAGAAACAGCGCCAACAGAGATTATTTTCAGTGTTGCGGAGCCTGTGGGTAAAATCGTAACAACGAATATGGGTGAGGTAGAGGAATGAGTATTCAGCTATCCGCGCCACAGGCTTTGTTCCTGAATTGTGACAATAAATACAAAGCATACGTCGGCGGCTTCGGCAGTGGCAAGACGTTTGTGGGCTGTCTGGACCTGCTTACGTTCATGCTCAAGCATCCAGGTACGCGCCTTGGATACTTCGGCCCGACATATCCCGCTATACGCGACATCTTCTACCCGACATTCGAGGAAGCGGCTAACCTGCTTGGCCTCGATGTGCTGGTTAAATCCGGCGACAAAGAGGTTGTGGTTACTCGCGGTAAGACGGTGCTCGGAACTGTTATCTGCCGTTCAATGGATAACCCTGGCTCGATTGTGGGCTTCAAAATCGCCGCAGCTGTCGTGGATGAGCTGGACGTATTGAGTCGCGAGAAAGCTGAGCTGGCGTGGAACAAAATTGTAGCCCGTATGCGTCTGGTTATTCCTGGCATAACTAACCACATCTCTGTCACCACGACGCCAGAAGGGTTCAAGTTCGTCTACGCCAAGTTCAAAGAGAACCCGACGCCTAGTTACTCGATGGTGCAGGCATCCACACATGAGAATGCGCGTTTTCTGCCGCCGGACTACATTAGCTCGCTGACCGAGACTTATCCGGCGCAACTGATTAACGCGTATCTGAACGGTGAGTTCGTCAACCTTACCTCCGGCAGCGTGTATTACGCGTATGACCGCCGTAAGCACCGCAGCAAAGAGACAATTCAACCGGGCGACACGCTGTACATCGGGCAGGACTTCAACGTTACGAAGAACGCGAGCGCCGTATATGTACAGCGAAAAGACGGCTGGCACGCGGTGGCGGAACTGAAGGGCCTGTTCGATACACCAGACACCGTGCGTGTAATTACCGAGAAGTGGAAGTCGCAGGGCCACCGCATTGTCGTTTACCCCGATGCCAGCGGCAAGAACCGCAAGACAAACTCAGCGTCAATCTCTGATATTGCATTACTCCAGCAGGCCGGGTTCGATGTTCGCGCTAAATCCGCCAACCCTCCGGTTAAAGACCGTGTTTTAGCAGTGAATACCGCGCTGGAAAAAGGTAAGCTGTGGGTTAATGACCACTTATGCCCCGAGATAGCCAAGACGCTGGAACAGCAGGCATACGATGATAACGGAGAGCCAGCTAAAGACGGCATCATTGACCATATGGCGGATGCTCTCGGCTACCCTGTAGTTTACGAGATGCCGGTGGTTAAACCAGTAATCAACATCCCGGTGACTTTCGCACTTTAAGAGGATTATTCAATGTTAACTATGAACGGTCAGAATCAGGGTGTTAAGACAAAACACCGGGAATGGCTGCATCACTTCGATAAATGGCAGAAGGTACGCCACGCACTGGAAGGCGACCTTATTCGCTATCTTCGAAATGTCGGGAAGAACGAACCAGACCCGGCCTACGCGGCACAGCGCCAGGAAGAATACGAGAACGGGGCTATCTGCTACAACTTCACTAAACGCACCCTGGCGGGGATGGTTGGCAGTGTCATGCGCAAAGACCCGGAACAGATCATTCCACCTGAACTGGAGTACCTGTTACGCAACGCTGACGGTTCTGGCGTCGGGCTGTGGCAGCACGCGCAGGACACGTTGATGGAGATTGACTCGGTAGGGCGTGGTGGGTTGCTGGTGGACGCCCCGGAGACGGCTGCGGCGACGGCAGCTGAACAGAACGCCGGTTTATTAAACCCGGTCATCGCGTTCTATACCGCGGAGAACATCATCAACTGGCGACTGACCCGTATCGGTTCGGTTAACCGCGTGACAATGGTAGTGCTGCGTGAGGTGTGGGAATACTCAGAACCGGGTGCAGAGTTCGAAACAAAGTTCGGTGAGCAATATCGCGTCCTTGACCTTATTGATGGACGCTACCGTCAGCGCATTTACCGCTTCGATGCAGAAGGTGGCGCACAGGGTGAAGTAAAAGAAATCTTCCCGGAACTTGGCGAACAGTTGCGCGGCAAAATCCCGTTCACGTTCATCGGCGCAAGCAACAACGATGCAACCATCGACGACGCACCTTTGCTGCCGTTGGCTGAGCTTAATATCGGACATTTCCGCAACAGCGCGGACAATGAGGAATCCAGCTTCGTTGTAGGCCAGCCCACTCTGTTCATCGCCCCGGGTGAGAACATGAGCATGGAACAGTGGGCAGAAGCCAACCCACACGGCGTGCGCATGGGGTCGCGCTCAGGCCATAACATCGGTTACGGCGGCAATGCGTTTCTGGTTCAGGCGGGAGAGAACAACCTCGCCAAACAGAATATGCTGGACAAAGAGAATCAGGCCATCCAGATTGGTGCGCAGCTTATCACCCAGACGCAGCAAATCACCGCGGAATCGGCCCGGCTGCAACGCGGCGCTGATACGTCCGTTATGGCAACAATCGCACGTAACGTAAGCATGGCGTATACAGATGCGTTGCGCTGGGTTGCTGCGATGCTAGGGCTACGTGAAGGCACAGAGATTGAGTTCAAGCTGAATATGGAGTTCTTCCTGCAGCCTATGACCGCTCAGGACCGTGCACAGTGGATGGCGGACATTAACGCAGGCCTGTTACCGGCTACTGCTTACTACGCAGCGTTGCGTAAGGCGGGTGTAACTGACTGGACGGATGAGGACATTCAGAACGCTATCGAGGATGCACCTCTGCCGATGGGCGCGGTTACCAAGGTAGCGGGGGAGATTCCGCAGTCGGCGCAGCAACAAGATACCATTCAGCGGTAAGTTCGCATATAGCCCCGAAAGGGGCTTTCTTATAGTATGCTATTAACTTTAGCACCACAGGGTTTATCTATGAGCTTACTTACATCCCTAATAAGCCACCAGATATGGCTACAACGAGCCGCTTCCGGTGAAGTGAAAGACCTCACACCATTCATTCAGGAGATGCGAGACGAAATCAAACGGCAGGTTCTGCTATTCGGTGACGACGGTCGCAGCACTGCGCGACTGAATAAACTGTTACGCGACCTCGAAGAAGCACTGGCAGGACTTACCGGTGACTGGCAAACAAAACTGACAGAAGACCTTAAGGAACTGGTGGCATATGAGGCTGAGTGGAACGTAAAGACGCTGACGGCTAACGTTAACGCGGAATTTGTTACGCCTACCGCAGAACAGGTGTGGGCCGCTGCCGAGTTTCAGCCATTATCGTTAAGTGACAAGCCTGTTGATTTCACGAAGCTGATGTCTGGCTGGGGTGAAACGGAGGTCGCGCGCCTGGTAACTGGCGTTAAGATGGGTTTCGTACAAGGCCAAACCACACGGCAGATTGTTAAAAATGTCGTAGGCGCTGGTGGACTGGCGGACATTTCAGAACGAAACGCTGCGACGGTAATCCGCACCGCTCTGTCTCACGTATCCAACGAAGCACGTAACGAGACGTACCGCCAGAACGACGACATCATCGAGAAGTACGAGTGGGTGTCGACGCTGGACAGCCGTACCAGTACGATTTGCAGGGCCAGAGACGGGATGACGTGGGAAATCGGTAAAGGGCCGATGCCACCCGCCCATCCGAACTGCCGGTCGTGCACGGCTCCGGTAATCAGTTCCGAGTTCGACTTCCTTGATAAAGGTGCAAAACGCGCGGCTAAGGGTGCGGATGGCGGTACTCAGGTAAGCGCAGACACCACTTACTACGAGTTCCTGAAACAACAACCCGCATGGTTTCAGGACCAGGCGCTCGGCCCGGTGCGAGGTAAGATTTTCCGCAACAGCGGTATATCGCCGGAAGAGTTTCGCGTAATATCTGTAGATGGTTTCGGGAATCCGCTCACGCTTAAGCAGATGGCGGAACTCGATAAACGTGTTGCTGATTATCTGAAAGGGGATTAATGATGGGCTTTTTCAAAGTAACTGATGTACCGTCGCGTCGCGTAGTTCAGTACGCCCGAGTGTCTGGTTCTGGTGAGAACGTGGTATTTATCGAAGATGAAAGTGTACTTGGTACACCAGTAGACGACATGCCGTTTGCAGATAAAACCGGTATTGCGCTGCCGGCGGCGGGTATGCTTTATGAAATTCCGTATCTGGCTGATGCTGGCGACGTGTATTTCTCGGTGCAACCGAAAGACACAGAACTGGCAGACGGCAGCGCAACTATCACGGTCGAAGTTAAGGCTGGTAAAGCGCCGTATGCTCTGACCTGGTACAAAGATGGTAAGGAAGTTGTAAACGCACCCGAAGAGGCTTTGTCTCTTACGGTTAACGCGGCAGGCGAATACTTCGTTAAAGTTACCGATGCCGATGGTGTAGAGGCCGTCAGTAAAGCGGCGAAGGTCACTAAGCCTGAATAAACTAAGGCCCCGAAAGGGGCTTTTTAGCGCCTGTTATTATTCCAGTTATTCCTCCTAATTGTAAATGTTGGAATAAACTATTCGAATAGTTGACTTTTCACTAAAAATGTGATAAGCTCCACCTGAGCTTGTGAAGTATGAACAAGCGACCGCGGCGCGGGCAGGTAACGGAGCGGGACGTAAGTCCTGAGTGTAGTTACGCTGACGCGTTCGGAAGGGCCATACTCTATTGCTTGTGTAAAAAGGAACGGGTTTACTGAGATTACGCCGTTTCTATGTTTAAATGATAAGGACTAGCGCCCCGCTTTATGGCGGGGCTTTACTTATCGAGAAAGGAGAAACATGAATCTTAAAGCAACTGTCGTAGCAGGGGCATGTTTCATCATCCTGTTATATGCCCACGGCTACTATCAATACCGCATCGGCTGGAACGAAGGCCGGGCGAATCTCGTTTCGCAGCAACAGCAGAAAGCACAGGCTGCGTTAGCGAAGAAAACACAACGGCAGCAGCAGGATGAATCGAAGGCCGCAGCCGCTGACAACGAAGGCAAGACGAAATCAGAGGTGATCACCCGTGAAGTCGTTAAGTACATTAAAACGCCTGGTCGCAGCGTGTGCACTTTTGACCCTGAGCGCGTGCAGCTCAAGTCCCGCGCCGTCGCAAATGCCAATTCCATCCCCGGATACGACGATGATGCAGCCGCCGTGCAAACTGGCGGCACCAAGTAGCGACGCGGACGAGGATTTAGCTATCGACGTTCAGAACGCTGAATGTGTACGGCAACTGAGACTGAAAGTGTTCATGTTGCAGGACTACGTGAGGAATATTCTGGAATAGTTGCCTTGCATGTTGGAATAATTTATTCTTGACATGTAAATCCGGGTGGCCCGGATTCCAACGTCCAGGGGACATACTGACTATGAATCGTTTTTTACGTTATCCGTTCCAGGAAGAAGCTGGGGCAGAAGATAAAGCCGGTGGCGGTGACGCGCCGAAAATGTTCACCGCCGAAGAAGTTCAGGCGCTGATTGAGAAAGAAGTCGCCGGGCTTAAGGCCAATCAGGAAGCATTGCTGGCGGAGAAGAAAGAAGCCGCTCGCAAAGCAAAAGAGGCCGAAGAAGAACGGCAGCGCGCACACCAGGAGGCGTTAAAAGCCGCAGGTAAGATGGACGAGTTCGAAAAGACGATTCGTAGCCAGTATGACCCGGTGTTAGCCGAGAAAGATGGCCGCATCTCCAGAATGGCAGAGCGCATCCTCGGCAGCGAACGTAAAGCGGTGTTAGGCTCTTTCGCGGGTGACTTTATTACCCCGGAAGCAGTGGACATCCTTGCGCCGTTCGTTAAGACTGAGTTCGAAGGCGATGATGTGGTTACTAAGTTTGTCGGCGCAGACGGCAACGTAATCACGACTGACCCGGAACAGTTCCGCAAATACCTGCGCGAACACAAAGCGTTTTCGCATTTGATTAAAGCAAATGCAGCTTCCGGCGGCGGGGCTTCCGGTAGCAAAGGCGGCGGGGCCGCACCAGCGTTTAAAGACATGAGTGAAGCAGAGCGTTTAGCACTGTATAAATCGAACCCTGCCGAATTTGAACGGCAACTTAAAGCCCTGAGGAAATAATAATGGCAATTACCACTATCGGCGATATCGTAACTGGCAACATCCCGGTCCTGGCGTCTTATATGACCGAGGACCCGGTAGAAAAAACCGCGTTTTTCCAGTCTGGTATTCTGTCCCCGACTCCATACGCTGCCGAGATTGCCCGCGGCTCGTCCAACATCGCTAATATTCCTTTCTGGAAAGCGATTGACACTTCTATTGAGCCGAACTACTCGAACGACGTATACCAGGACATCGCTACCCCGCGTAATGTCCAGACCGGCGAGATGATGGCGCGCGTAGCTTACCTGAACGAAGGTTTTGGCCAGGCTGACCTGACCGTTGAACTGACCAGCCAGAACCCGCTGCAATCTGTGGCTTCTCGCCTGGATAACTTCTGGCAGCGTCAGGCACAACGCCGTCTGATTGCTACCGCGCTCGGTCTGTACAATGACAACGTAGCTGCTACCGATGCTTACCACGAGCAGAATGACATGGTAATCGACGTGTCCTCTACTCTGGGCTTCGATGCAGGCGCGTTCATCGACGCTACCCAGACTATGGGTGATGCCCTGATGGGCAACGGCGGTGAAGTGCTTGGCGCTATTGCGATGCACAGCTTCGTTTATGCGCAGGCCCGTAAGCAGCAGCTTATTGACTTCATCAAGAACGCTGACAACGACACCCTGTTCGCCACCTACCAGGGCTACCGCGTGATTGTTGATGACAGCATGACCGTAGTCGGTACTGGTGGCAGCCGTAAGTTCATCTCCATCATCTTCGGCAACGGCGCTATTGGTTACGGTGAAGGTTCTCCGTCCAACCCGCTGGCCTATGCGCGCGAAGAGTCTCGCGGTAACGGTGGTGGCGTCGAAACCCTGTGGACACGTAAGACTTGGTTGCTGCACCCACTGGGCTACAGCTTCACCAGCGCGGTGATCACCGGCAACGGCACCGAGACTACCCCGCGCTCCGCTTCCTGGCAGGACCTGGCGAACGCCTCCAACTGGAACCGTGTTGTTGACCGTAAGCATGTACCGATTGCCTTCCTGGTAACTGGTGTTGGGTCTTAAGGTTAAGCTATAATCGAGAGGGACTTCGGTCCCTCTTTTCATTTACTAAGAGGATTCCTAAATGGCAGACGTATTGAAGCGACGCATCACCGGCGTCTCCGCTGACGCCCCGGGTGCTAAGATTGACATGGTGACTATTTCTCCTGCGTCTTTCTCGTCCGCGCTGGCGGCTACTACCTCCGTTACCGCAGGCGAAACCATGACACTGACCGTAACCGTAACTGGCGGTCTGGAGCCGTATTCCTACCAGTGGTATAAGAACAACAACGCCATCGCCGGGGCTACCGCGGCTACCTACGCTAAAGCGTCAACCACTACCGCCGATTCTGGTACGTATAAAGTGGTTGTTCACGATGCGTATGGTAATATTATCTCCAGCAGCACTGTAGCAACTGTGCCTTAATACAACGGCCCTTCGGGGCCGTAATAAGGAAAGGTCATGGCAGATAACTATGTAATCCGAGAGAAATACACCCACGTTGATATTATTGACGGTCAGGTGATGCCCGTTCGCGGTGTGGTAGAAGCGGATGAACTGGTCGCAACCCAACCGGACAACGAAGAAGCGCACAACAACGGCGGTGGTGCCAAGCGCCGTCGCCGTAAGTCAGAGGAATAATTTATGCCGCTAATCGTGGAAGATGGGTCAATAGTACCTGGCGCTGACAGTTACATTAGTCTGGCTGACGCCCGCGCGTTAGCGGCTGATTATGGCCTGGAGTTGCCCGCGGACGATACCGCCGCGGAGGTGGCTTTGCGCAACGGCGCTACGTATGTCGGGCTTGCAGAACCGCAGATGTGCGGTCGTCGTGTATCCGCTGAACAGTCTCTGGCGTATCCGCGCACCGGCGTTACGCTGAACGGATTCCCTGTCGCGAACAATGTCATCCCGAAACAGGTGATTCTTGCGCAGGTAATCGCGTCCGCCACGTATGGTGCAGGTACTGAGGTGCGGGCTAACTCTGATGGGCGTTCTGTACAGACCGAGCGTGTCGAGGGTGCAGTAACAGTTACCTACTTCAACAACGGCAACAGTGGCGCTACAACCGCGATTACCGCTGCGGACGACGCCTTACGCCCGTTACTGTGTGGCGGGCTTAACAATGGCTTCTCATTTAATGTGTACCGGGGTTAAAAATGGCGAAGACTAAAACAGAGATGTTTACCCTTATCGGCGCGAACCTCCCTGATAACCCCACCGGACTTATTACCCCCGCCGCATTGCGCGAAGTAATGACACAGATGGCAGACTCACCTATTTACGCCACTCCGGGTGTTAAAGAGGTTGAAGTTCTCCGCGCTGCGTCTACCGTAACACAAACGCCTTCCGCAGTAGATACGGCGTTGCAGTTAACTTTCGGCTCCGCGCAGGGTAGCGCGTCAGACCCGGTAATGATTAATGCTGCGGGGCTTGTTACATTCAACACCGCAGGTAACTATGCCGTTCGTATCAAGTTACAGGCGGGGCGTACAGGGGCGAGTGGTACATCAATCCTTTTATCACGCATTCTCCTTAACGGCGCTCAGTACGGCTCCCCCGCAGCTACTAAACTGGTCAGCGCCGACGTAACGATTCCGATTGAATCCCGCGTCGTTATTAACCCGACAGCAGGCCAGACGTTTGCCGTTCAGATTATGCGAGATAGCTCCGGAAGCAACTACGGCGGCGTATACCCGCAAGCGGCTACCGTGACCGCATGGGGCACAGCACCATCAGCGTTACTGGTTATCTCGAGACTGGAGGCCGCCTGATGAGCACCGCTTTCAGTAAACGTATGCAAGGCGTGGGTACGCGCCTGCTGACCAAATTCGGCAGTACGGTATCTCTTGTTCGCGCTGGTTCGAAAGTATGGGATGAAGTTCTCGGTGAGTACGTCTGGTCTGACGATGAAGTGTTGCCGTTGAAGGCCGTTCCAGTTCCGGTAAACGCGGGACTGGTAAACGGTACGACGATCCAGGCTGGCGACATGATTGTCAAAGTGGATTGCAGTGTCGTTCCGAAGATGGAAGACAAGGTACAATTCGGCGGAGAGCAATGGTCCATCGAAGCCATCGAGAAGAAGATGGTTAACGACGATGTTGTGGCATACTTTATTCAGGTGAGAAAATGAGTTTCGCGCTTGATGTCTCTAAGTTCGTGGAAAAGGCGAAGAAGAACCCTGAGAAGGTGATGCGTCAGGTGTCTATCAAGCTGTTTTCCGCTATCATAAAGGCGACGCCAGTTGATACTGGTCGTGCGAGAAATAACTGGTTTGCGTCTGGCAGTACTCCGTCACAGGAAACTACCACCTACGGCGCACCGCAAGGAACAGCAACAATCCAGCGTGTTACTGCGGTTATAAACACCGCTACAGACTGGAGCGAGTTCACACTTACCAATAACCTGCCGTATATACAGCGTCTGGAGTACGGCTGGTCGCAACAGGCGCCGCAAGGATTTGTCCGGGTGAATATATCGCGTTTCCAGCAACTCATTAACGAAGAAGCCAACAAGGTGAAATGATGGGCTACTTTGAGGACTTAACAAAAGCGTTCGACGTGCCGCTGGTAGCCTTCGGAACCACCAACGGCATCAAGGTAGCACTTGAAAACATCGACGCGCCGACGTCAACCGATACGCCGTATCTGGCTAGTTACATGTTACTCGCGGATACGGAACAGGCTGATTTGTTCTTCACGGAACAACGCGCTGGCGTCTACCAGGTAGATATTAACTACGCATCGGTGAAAGGTAGCGCGCCGATCAATAAAATGGCAGACTTACTTAACACGGCGTTTAAAGCAGGTAAGTCATTTTCACGTAACAACATCTGCGCCGAGGTTCAATCGGTTAGCCTGGGGCCACTGATTGTAGAAAACGGATGGGCAAAACGACCATTGTCAATTAACTTTATTGCATTCACCAAGAGGCTGTGAATATGGCTACAACTCCTTTTAAGGGCGCGAATACCGCGCAATTCTATGTGGCGGAAGTCACCCCGGGCGTAACACCGGCTAACCCGGTCTGGTCACCGTTGCGTAACACTGGCGGTGTTCCTGCTATCACCCGCGACACGCTGACCTCCAACGAACTGGACGGCAGCCGTGAAACTACATCCATCCGCACCGGTAACAAACAGGTTAGCGGTGAATACGCGATCGAGCTTAGCTCGAAAAGCCAGGATGACTGGCTGGCGGGTGCTTTAGGCTCTACGTGGCGATCCGGTGTTTCCCTGTCCAGTCTGTCGATTACCGTCGCACCCGCAGGCAAGACGTTCACACGCGCTACCGGCAGTTTTATCACTGACGGAGTTGTGGTAGGCGACCTGATTGCATTTACCGATTTAACAGGCGATAACGCAAAACCATTTATTGTTACTGCAGTAACGGCTACGGTTGTTACTGGTGCAGGCATCCAACACACCCTGACCACCGAGACAAAAACTAGTAAGGCTAAAACCGGCGACACGCTGGAAACCGGTAACACGTGTAAGACGTTCTCTATCCTTACCTGGTACAAAGGCCAGTGCGGCGGTACTGACGCGTACACGTTAACCAAAGGCGTGGAAGTTTCTGGTTTTACCATCGAACAGGCTGTTAACGCGATGGTAACTGGCAGCTTCCCATTCATAGGTCGCAGTCAGGAGATTCTCACTACGCCGCCGACCGATTCCAACTTCTCATCTGTTACTTTTGGCGATGAGCCGTTCTCTTCGGTTGACGTTTCCGTGTTCGATGGCTCTACGCCGTTGCGTTGCGATAGCCTTACCATCACCAACGATAACAGCGCATCTGCGCAGTTCGAACTAGGCAACACTAACGTAGCGTTTGTGGAGCGTAGCCGTGCAGCTAACACCTTCTCCATCTCCGGTAAGCTGTATGACATGGCGATGATTCAGAAGTTTATCAACGAACAGCAGGTGGAGATTAACTCTATTCTGGCGGGGGTAAACGGAGCTATGTCTTTCAGTTTGAAACGTGCAGAACTCACGGCGGTTACACCAGAGATTGGGGGGCCTGAGTCAATCACTCAGTCCATTGAAGGCCAGGCTACCGGCAACCAGTACCAGTCGTCTATTGTTATCCAGCGTATCACCTACGCATAAAACTAAGGCCCCGAAAGGGGCCTTTTCTTACTCACTTTTGAATGGCATTTCATAGAAGTTAGTTAACTGGCCTCGATCACTTCGTTCTGTCATTTCTTTTGAGGCCTCCTCCTTGCTACCAACGGCGTAAATATCGACCCACTCGTCCCATTCTTCGTCGAATACGCGGATTACATATATTGTTTTCATAATGTTTTCACGCATTTGGGTAAATCCCCAGGATTCTATTAGCAATCGCAGCCGCTGTTAATGTAATCTCGCCCGGAACGACGGCGACGTCATGGTGCACTACCCCATCAATATCGTACAGATAACCACGGCTGTCATCCTCAAACGTATAGCCGTCACGATGAAGGCGAACGATTCTCACGTCATGACCCGCGGCGACGATAGGAGTCACTTCACTGGCGAATCCGCCATCAGACACTACAAAAACTTCGTTGCCGTCTGGCAAGTTTTCAGCAAGATACTTACCGAAATAATCATTGCCAAGTACAGGCTTAATGAATTGCTCCGAGATAGCAATCATGAACTGACGTCGCGACAACCCATTAAGGAAACATTCTGGCTTTTCTTTCCGTGCCCGGTCGTCGTAGCCGTCGAGAAACTCATGGTAAGCATCCGGACCTAACGCCGCCAAAGCAATATTGAACATTGGATTCTTGAAACTGGTAGTTCCTTTCGCAAAGCCCATTTCTACCAGTGCCATAGCAAGCGTGTCTTTCCCGCAACCCGCAGGACCATTAAGAATAATTACCTTAGCCATTATTTATCGCTCCCATGTGGCTTTAAGTGTGAAGAGTTCCCGTTACAGTCATATTCGGTAACCGCGTGAGTGGTTATGCCGAGTTCGCGGAAATGCTTTATTACCGCGGGAGAGTCGTCGAATGCGCACAAGATTCTTTCCAGCCCGATAGCACGTAGCACCTCTTCCTTAATTACGATGTCTTTTCTGTTGTCGTGTTTGCTGCGCATGATTAACTGGTAAAATTCGACGCGGTGGCGCTGCAACCACATTCTTGTTTCTTTTTCCGCGTCATCACTGCGGCCCGTTAAAATAACAACGGCGTAGCAGCGATTAAGGGCGTTACACAGTTCGATGTTATCTATAATTGGTTCATCATCTTTGCACGCCATGTTAAATGGTTTCCACGCCCAGGTTTCGCCGTAGTTATCTTTCGGCAGCAGGTGTAAACGATGAGTACCATCCGCCAATGTCCCGTCTAAATCGAAAATCACAATATCTTTCATCCCAGCATCTCCGGTGAAATAGTTAAACGTGCGACCTCGCCAAATTCGGCGCTATAAGTAATTACATTTGCGCTACGGCCCGACATCCAACCTCCGCGGGAGGCGTAGGCGTCTTTAGCCGCTAAGGTGCGGTGTTGCTCAACAATCATGTTACGGCTTTCCACAATCTTCTGATGGTGCAGGTGTCCTACATGGGCGTAGCTGTAAACACTCTCACCGAACGCTTTGCGGAACTTGGCGATCATAACCGGTTCGATAGCGTCGAAGCGTGCTTTATGTCCGTGGTGAAAGAACAGCGTCGTTTTGCCGTGTTGCACCATCTTGTAAACATCCGGTGACGTATCGACGAACACACGCGGCTCATTGTCATACAGCGTACTGAACATCTCAGCCAACCAAATCATGCCACTTTCGTCGTGATTCCCTTGCACGATAAGCAAGCGAACATTTTTATGCTTAACCAGCGCCATATCGACAACACGGCGGACCATGCGAATCATGTAGCGGACAAGTTTCTGGTAACGGGTGTCGGCGTCAAGGGCGTGACCGCTTGCAGGTGTAACGGCAACCAGACTATCGAAGTGCGCGAAGTCGCCCAGCAGGTTAATAACCCCAGTCCCCGCATCCGGTGCTTTCTGAAACGCCGCGTCGAACCAGCGAGAGAACAGGTCTTCCGCAATCTTCATATCCCAGTCGTCGCCGCTCTCGTCGGCCCAGGCCAGCATACCGAGATGAAAATCGGATACAGTGTAAAGATTAAGCAGTTTATCGTCGCGTTTGGCTCGGGTTGCTTTAACAGGTGCAACCGGAGTAATCTCTGACTTCATGCCTTCGATTACGGCTTTCATCAACTCGACCTGACGTTCTGCGTCTGTGTCGGTCTTAACCCATTGCAACTTAGTGTTGCCGAACTCGTCCACAAGTGACGACGTTCCTTTAATCTTGTAGCCATCTGGCACAAGGTGACTAACGTCGCGCCCGTGGCCTACGCCTTTCTTAGCCAGCTTCGCTTTACGGATGCGAATAACGCGGTCTGAGATGCCGTATTTACGGGCGATGTCGATATTCTTCATACCGGCGTTCAATTCTTCCTGCAACTGTTCGTCGGTTATTTTCTTCCTGGCCATGCTTATTCCTCGTGCTTAGGATTTGTCCTATTTAACCACAGTGCATTCCTTTAAATAAAGGCGACTATTTACTTTCTGCGCCTATTGCCCACCCAGTCATTACCATTTGCAGGCGGGTGGCGGTCAGTAGGCTGTAAACCGCGTCTCCGTTTTTCTCTACAGAACGTATTACCGTGTATGTTACGGCTTGCGGAGGCAGGCCCGATTTACCAACCTCTACGGCTGCCTCACACTCGCGAACGGTAGAGTCCTTAAATGCCTTTACAATAGTAGGGTCGGCTCTATCAAGCACACCAGAAGTCATAAGAACGGATTCACTAAACACCTGTTCACACGGAGACCCAAAAGTAGCAAAAGACATAAAACCAAGAGCTAACACTAATTTACGCATAATTATTTCCTCAGTAAGTTACAGGTGAATAGTACCCTATTATATCGGGGTGTGCAAGTAGTGTGCTAGAATAAGTTTGCGCCTAGTGTCGCACACGAAAAGCGGGTGGTTCCCGTCTGGCGCGTCAACCTTAACCTGTAACCTCTTAACCAAAGGACTAAAGAATGAAACTTTCTGATTTCTATTTTGCTGACCGACACGCTGCCGGTACTAAAATGCCTATCCTTCTGCCGAGTGGTAAAGACTCCGGAGAATGGTTGCAGGTCATTGGTCCTGATTGTGATGTCGGGGTTCGCGCGGGCCGCGCCTACACAACGGCAATTCGACGCCTTACGGAAGAACTTGCGCCATTAGATAAAGAGTGTGAGGCACTGAATAACTGGGCGCGTTATAATGATGAGAAGGGCTGGCGGGTGATGGACCTGAACAAGCAGCTTGCCGTGGAAATCGTCACCGGTTGGTCATTCGACGAACCGTTCAGCAAAGAGGCGCTGGCTAACCTGTTTGACCAGTACAGTGGGTTGGCAGAAGCCGTAGTTAAGCACCACACCGATAGCCGCGAGAAACTCTCGGAAAAGTAAAAGCGCTGTATGAATTTGCGCAATGGTGCTTTGTCGACCGCCAGAAACGTAAGCAATTCGACGACATCGCGGCGGGGCACCAGGCGGCTTTGATTGCAATGGGCGTGATTAAAGAACCGCAGATGAAAGAAGCGACGGGGCCAGAATGCCCCGTTTCTCTTATCGACGTGTTCGAGAAATACCGTGCCATTAAATTCCTACAGCGCGAAACAGATGATACTATCGTTATAATCCCGCGCGATGCGCTCAAATGGCAAGATTTGGTAGCGTTTCGTGATGTCGCCGGTTACGGCATAAGTTTGTTCGAAGCCGAGGTTATCATGGGCTTAGACGGAATATTTGAGGGCAGAGAAGATGGCTGATACGGCTTCCCTAATCGCCAGAGTAAAAACTGAAGGGGCTGACGTCGCTGCCAAACAGCTTGACGCTATGGCGGCATCCGCAGACCGGGCGGACACATCTGTAAACAAACTAACGCCGGATGTTAATAAAGTTAACACCGCCACCTCTAAAGCAGCGTCCGACGGTTTCGCTAAGTTCCGTAACGCTGCTGGGCAGGTTGGTTTCCAGGTGCAGGACATGGTAGTCCAGTTGCAATCCGGTACGTCTGCATTCGTTGCGATAGGGCAGCAAGGTTCCCAACTTGCTGGCGCTTTCGGCCCTGGTGGTGCGGTGCTCGGGGCGGTAATCGCTCTAGCATCAGCAATTGGTGGTGTCCTGTACAAATCACTAACCGAAGCAGAAGGCAGTTCAAAAGACCTCGAAGCTGCGCAGAAGCAGTTAAAGGATACTTTCCAGCAAACGGCATCTGGCTCCCTCGAACTGACAGACGGCCTTATCCAGCTTACCCAAATCAGCAGAGAAGCGGCGGAGACTCAGCTTGCTCTGGCTAAGGCTAACGCAGACCTTATCGCGCAGCAAACAGCTAAAGCTGTCCGCGAGGACGCCGAGTCATGGGAGACATGGAAAGCCTCCACGGCATCCGCTATTAGCCAGTACGATGCATTGGTCTCTAAGGGTGCGGATGTAGGCGACACGTTAGAAAAACTTGGCGGCACTTACGAGGGTAACATCGTAGGCGTCAACATGCTGGCGCAGAATATAGCGGAGCTTAGCAGTAAGTTCGGGGTTAACCGTGACCAGGCGCTGGAGATGATAGCGGCGCAGAGCGCGTTTAACAAAGAGCCAACCGCCGAGAATGCCCGCCGCATCGCCGATGTGTTTACCGACTGGCTCGGTAACACAAAACAGTTGAACCCGGAACTTATCCGCCTGACTGACAACGCCAACAAGAACGCCACGGCACTGGAGAACGCGGAGAAGTCAGCAAACGCGGCAGCAGAGGCCCAAAAGAATCTCGGTCGTAACGTTAACTCAACCACGCAGAGGTTCCAGGAACAGAACGAAGCTATCGTCAAGAATCAGCAAATTGCCATCTTAAGCGACCGCGAACGCATCCGGGCGCAAGCTGAACTGGACAAGCAGGCATTCGCTAAGCGTGAAGCTGTCACCAAAGAACAGATAGCCGCGTATAACGCAGCCCGTGACACGGAAGCACAGCAAGACATCGCTCGCATCGACGCGACCGAAAAAGCGAAGGCAGACCGCGAGGCTAAATCGAACGAGAAACGTCTGGCGGCGCAGGCCAAACGTGAAGAAACGGCGGCACAACGCCAGAAGAAAGCCGCGGAAGATTTCCTCGCTACGGTTGACCGTACAACCGGAGATGAAATTTCTCGCATCACGGCGGCCGAAGAGCAGAAACTGGCGAAACTTGAAGAGTTCAACCGCGCCGGAACGATAAGCCAGCAGCAGTATGAAAACGCCAAAACTCAGATTATGCTGGAGGCGGATACCGCACGGCAGCAAGAATTGGATAAGCGCGAGAAAGAACGGCAGGAGAAAAAGCAGAAAGGCGACGACTTCATGGCTCAGATTATTGGCCAGAACGCTACTGAGCTTGAGCTTCTCGACATCCAGGAGCAGCAGAAACTGGCGGTCGCAGATAAGTACCGTGAGCAAGGGCTTATTAGTGAGAAGCAGTATCAGGCCGCGCTTAACGCCATCAACGAGCAATACGCCACCAAGCGTGCCGACGCAACGGCAACCGCCTTCGGTAACATGGCGTCAAACATCGGGTCTGCGTTGGGCGAGGCCTCTGGTGCGTATAAGGCATTCGCTATCGTACAGGCCACCATAGCCACGTACACCGCAGCTATCGAGGCGTACAAGTCCACGGCGGCTATCCCTGTAGTTGGCCCGTTCCTGGCCCCCGTAGCCGCTGCCGCTGCCGTTGGGGCGGGTATGGCGCAGGTTTCCGCTATCCGGTCCGCGCGTGAACAGGGCGGACAGTTATCCGCAGGGCAGGCTTCCACCATCGCAGAACGCGGTAAACCGGAAGTTATCATGCCGGCCGGCGCATCCCGTGTGCGCACCGCCCAGCAGATGAAAGAAATTATGGGGCAAAACGGGTCTTCTTCAGGCCCGTCTAATGTTACTATCGTAAACAACACGAGTTCTCAAATCAGCAACGTATCCACCGAACAAGATGATGAAGGGCGTCTTCGTATCATCATCGAAGAGCAAGTGGCAGCCTCTTTGCAGAACAGCAACAGTAAGATTAGCAAGGCCCGCAAGGCCACAAGAAATGCGCCGGGGTTCAAGTAATGAGCGACTTATATTTCCCACGTAGCCTTAAGCCAGTGGTGTCAAAAGGCTACTCAATGACCAGACGCAACAACGTCTGGAGTGTTGATTTAGCCGGTGGCGGGGTGCGTCAGGGCCGTGACACGTATTACGACGTGTTCCCTGTTAGCGTAACCCTGATTACATCCGCAATGGGGCGACAGGCGTTTCTGTCGTTCCTCGAAAAAGTAGACGGCGGTGCGTCAAGTTTCTGGATGGCGCACGACTTCGGCATGGGCATCGAAGATTATCAGGTAACAATCACATCCACCATCGCGGAGTCCACCGAAGACGGCATTAACTGGACGATTACCTTCACGGCAACCGCCGAGAAATCGCCGTTCCAGGACCAAGAGAACCAGTGCCTGATTAACAATCTTCCAGATTTGTACGGTTGTTACGGGGATTGTCTGGGTAGTTTCCTGAAAATATATGCGAACTATGAGACGACGTTCCCTCGCATCTGGAGCAATGAAGGGCCTGCAGGATACCCGCCGATTAACCTTCTGGCGTCGACTCTTGATAGCCGCATTGTGTATGACGGGCCGCAGGTTTATTACATCAACCGCAACGGCAATCTTGTGCAGTCCGCTGCCGATGAATGGCCTCTTACGTTTATCGATGGGGTTGCTGTCGGGCGCGTACCTCCTGACAATGGGGTGGTCAATTTTCTAACACAATCATCTAATCTTTCCGAAACATCGTGGAGCAGGACAAGAGTAAACGTGATTTGGGCCTCTGACGAACTGTCTACGGACTACACGTACAGCCTGATACCAACTGCGGTATCCGGAAGTCATTCTGTACAACAGATAGTTACCGGTAGTTTTATGGATGGATCAAAGTATACATTCTCTTGGTGTTTCAAGTCTTACGGGTACAGGTTTATACGGTTGCGCGTATATGATGATATAGGGGTACTAGGCGATTCTGTTGTAGACCTGTCTGACGGCGAGGTGTCTTCCGGGGCGAGCGGCACTACTGTGACTAACCTCGGTAGCGGATGGTTCCGCGTAACAGAAACAATAACATTCTCGTCAGCTAAAGGGTCGGCATACTTAGGCATAATGGCATGGGTGTATAACTCCGCAACAGGGTCATCATTCATCGGAGATGGGGTTAGTGGGGTACTGTCTTGTGCCCCGCAAATGGAGCGTAGTAGTTTCGCGACATCACCTATAATCACAGGACCATCGCCCGTTACTCGGTATTCCGCAACTGCAAAAGTAGCAATGAACGGCGCAACAAGTATCGACATCACCTACTCCGACAGCTCTGTGGTAAACGTTCAGGCTGTTGATGGCTACGCCGCCATACCACGGGCTAATTCAGCGTGGGGGAGTAAATATATCACCCGTATTGATTTTAATGTGGACGGTTAACTTATGAGCCAGGAATCAGTAGAAGCAGCCTACCGCCGTAAGCTGGCCTCAAACCCCGACGGCGAGATGGACTACATCACGTTGCAAATCAGCCACCCGTTGCTATCGAAGACGTATTATCTTGTGCGCGGGCTACAGGAACTTACGGCAACACTGGAGACGGGCGAAACTATCACATTCGAACCCACCCCGATGGAAGCGTCGGGGGCGGCTAATAATAGCGATATGGACCAGACGACGACGTTTACTTTACCGGATATTCTCAATCAACTTGATGATGAGATGGATAAAATCCCGATGAGTAACACCGAGTTGCCAAAGTTCGTATTCCGCCGGTATGTCAGCACCGACCTGTCCTATCCCGCGGACGGCCCTGTCGTGTACGAGTTACAGGCTATCAACCAGGAGAAAGGCGAGTTCTCCGCGGATGTCGGTACACCTATGCTGAACCAACGAAGCACTGGTATACTGATGACACCTAAAGAGATACCGTTATTACGCGGCCTGTTGACCACATGAATATTAACGACTACACGGGTATACCTTACGACTTTCGCAAGCGCAATTGCTGGCATCACGTGCGCATTGTACGGGCAGATGCTGGGTTAGAAACTCCGGCGTTCGACGTTACAAGCCCCACGGCAATTAACGAAGCGTTTGACGAAGGCCACCGCAACACGAAGGGGCTTACGAAAATCGATAAGCCTGAAAACTTCTGTGCGGTGCTTATGGGGTACCGCCGTGGTGGGCGTATCGTGTGGCACGCGGGAGTTTACTTCGACGGGATGGTGAGCCATTGCGAGCTTGCGTCCCGTCAGGTACGGCTTGACAGGCTGGTGGACCTCAGAGACACGTACACGGAGATTGAATTTTGGCGATAATCCTGCACTACACGCGAAATGCCGACGGGGCTTTCGACCGTACAAAACACGTTGGGATGCCGATGGAGTTTGTTGTTAACCGTATTCCTGACGGTGTGCCTGTGCGCGTCTACCTCGGCGAGATTGGCGATGACACGGACGTAACGGACGACTTCGACGCGCTTAAAGACGAAGACGCTGTGTACCACATTATAGAGGGTGCTGGCAGCGGCGCGCTTGGCGCAGTTAGTAAGGTGTTCGGCTTTATCCTTAAGCCAATTGCTAAGTTGTTTGGTCTGAACACGGCAGCCAACGCCAACTACACGGCGACTAACAACCAGACAACATCACCGAATAACAGCCTCACAGACCGCTCCAACAAGCCGCGTCCTTACGCGCGCTCTTATGACATCTGCGGGACTGTGCAGACAATCCCCAACGACCTTATGCAGACGTATAAGGCGTTCAACTCCACTGGTGCTTTGCTGGAATATTCGTACTATGACGCAGGGCGCGGGCATCTGCATATTGAGGCTGATGGCGTAACAGAGGGCGACACCCTGATAAGCGACATCACAGGTTCCTCTGTTGCCGTATACGCGCCGTATACGTCACCGAACAACACCACATCGCCGCAACTACAAATCGGCGACGTCATTGACCAGAAACTCTATGTAACATACTCCAACGACGACGTTGACGGTATCGTACTGAAAGCGCCAAACGACATCGGGGCTAACCCAAGCTCCGGTGGAACCGCCAAACGTATTTCAACCACCGGCTATATCTATGACCCGTCTGGTGACTCTGCTTTTTCTGAGTTTCTTAGCGTCGGTGGTGTCGCGGTGCTGAGCAACTTTGACGTTAAGGACGTCACTAACCTGAACGGCTCGTTTGAGGTTTTATACGTTGACGACTTTGAGGTTCGGTTGTATGTCGGGGATATAGGTAACTGGGGCAACCTTAATAACGGAGAGACTTACGCGCTTACAGAGCGTTCAGATACGTTTATCGGTCCGAGCAACACCTATGACGTCTCTCTTACGGACTGGTATTACATGGTACGCGGAGAAGTTGACCGGGTGCTTGCTAACGTTGCCGGGCAAAACGGCCTCTACAAATACGACGGCGGCTATAACCGCACCAGCGTAACCGTAGAACTCCAGTACCAGATGATTGATTCTCAGCGCAACCCATTGAGCGATATTTACACGGTACAGGCCACAATTACAGGTAACAATACTGACTACGTCGGCACGTCCATTTATGGGCAGTTGCCAACTGCATCGCGTTTCCGCGCCCGTATGCGTCGTGTAACTAATTTCGATAAAGACTACGACGGTACGGTAAGTGACGAGATAACCTTCATAAACCTGTATGGCCAGTCGCTGGATACAACCCCTCACTACGGAAACCGAACTACCGTACACTGCGCCCGTAAACAGACGCCGCGCGCCGCCAGTATCGATAACCCTGAACTGCGCATGATTGCAACCGAGATGTGCTACAAATACTTAGGCAATGGGGTATTTGATACGGTAATGTCACCAAATACTCAGGCTGTGCAGTCACTAATTCGACTGGCACGTGACCCTGCGGTAGGTAATCTGGAACTGACAACGGCAAACATGGACAAGTTACTCGCCGTGCAGGAAGAGATTGAGTCCTATTTCGGAAGTGAATTGGCGGGGCAGTTCTGCTACACGTTCGACGACTACGACACTACGATGCAGGACATCGTTCAGACCATAGCGGAAGCCGTGTTCTGTACTGCGTACCGTAAAGGCGCGGATATTATGCTTCGATTTGACCGTCCGGTCGCTGGACCAGAGATGGTGTTCACCCACCGCAGCAAAACGACCGGTACGGAGAAATGGACCCGCACGTTCAATGATTCGACAACCTACGATAGCCTGTCGTTCTCGTACATCGACCCGGATACTAACGTACAGGAAACTATTTATATCCCGGAAGAACTCGGTGCAAACACTGAGGAATACGAATCAAAGGGCGTGCGCAACTATCAGCAAGCGTACTGGCTGGCGTGGCGTCGCTACCAACGCAATGCGTTAAGTAAAGTTGTCGTAGAGTTCGAAGCTACGGAAGAAGGTGCGCTCGCTACCCCCGGCGGGGTAATCAGCGTGGTTAAAGGCTCTCGCATTGCGCCGCAAGATGGTTATGTTGTTGCCGTTAATGGGCTTACACTGACACTGTCCCAGCCTGTTACGTTTACTCCCGGTGATGACCACTCCATCATCCTCAAGAAGCGCGACGGCTCCGTACAGAGTATATCTGTTATCAAAGGAAGCCACGACCGCGAGGTGATTATGCTCTCTGCGCCGGAGGAGGCAATCTACACAGGGAATAGCGCGCTAAAAACTGAGTTTTCATTCGGTAACGAAGCAAGGCATAATGCTCAGAAGATAGTTGTTTCTTCAATAGACCCTGGCGACGACCGCACGGTCAAGATTACGGGTTACAACTATGACGACGGATTCTACAAATACGACGGCGTCGCGCCATACGGCAGCGGTTTCTCCGACGGATTCAGCAACGGTTTTAATTAAAGAGGACTCTATATGTCAAGCGGATGCGGTGACGTTTTAAGCCTGGCGGATTTACAAACCGCTAAGAAACACCAGATTTTCGAAGCTGAGGTAATTACCGGGAAACAAGGTGGTGTCGCTGGTGGCGCTGATATCGATTACGCGACCAATGCCGTTACAGGGCAGACCCAGAAGACACTGCCGGCGGTGTTGCGTGACGCCGGGTTCAGGCCAGCTTCTTTTAATTTCACCACCGGCGGCACCTTAGGCGTGAACGACGCTGACCTGGCCGTTCTGTGGCCGGAGTCCGACGGCGGGGACGGTAACTATTACGCATGGAAAGGGTCACTGCCTAAAGTAATCCCGGCGGCATCCACACCTGATTCAACCGGAGGTATCGGTAGCGGGGCCTGGTCAGTGGTTGGCGATGTCACTTTGCGCAGCGACTTAAAATCTCCTGATGGGATGTACATGGTCGGAGGTGACCTAAAATCCTACGGTGCTGATGCTTCTGGGGTATTGCCGTGCGACGCCTATATTTCGCAAATGCTAGCTGATAAAAAATTCATAGTTAACTCTGGTACTTACCTAATAACATCATCTCATGAGGTGGATATTTCATCCCTTGAATATGTCGAGGTTGGCCCGGACGTTGAATTTATCATTAGAAGCAACATCAACGGATTTATATTTAAGAATCCAAACGCCAATTTCGACGCAAACGGCATGCGGATAACAGTAGACATCCCCGGCGGTGGATACAGTAGGATAGCCTTAACTTTAAGAGGTAGCAAATACTACACCGGACCTTCTAACCTTGGGCGATTAACCCAGAAGAATAAATTCGGTCCGTTTTACGTGTTTAACCGACAAGGGGCTGTTAAACAAGAATCAGCGTCTGCTCCTGTTACCGATGAGGGGTACGGCTTCTCCATAGACTGCAACTCAGCAGATGAAGAAATACTGATATGGAACGAAGTTGATGTCTCATCCACTGGGTTTACTGTGGCTCATGCAATAGGCGTAGGAACAAATCCACTTAACTTTATTTCATCTCTTGACCTTAAGTTGGTATCCTGGTTCAGTACATATCATTTCAGGGATACCAGCATCCCGCAATCTGGTGGCAACGTAGCTGGAGGAATTGGTGATGTGCATGTGCGATTACAATCACAACCTCACGCTCAGATGGTTAAGGTTGTGCATATGGAACACGCGCCGGGGTTCATGAGCGGCTGCCGATTTGACCTATCAATCTGGGACCCTAACGCCTACGGCTATACCGCTAATGTGGTAGATGCATCCGTGACAAACGAATATACAAATACTATGGAGCGGAAATCGTACCCGTTAACTCGAGTGCTGAATATGGTAGATGGTAGTATATTCCCGGTAGTGAATTACACCAGTAGTATCCAGCAGTCGGATATACTTTCCAGTAGTGACCCTGAGCTGGCTAAGTACTTGTACCTGTCAACAGTAACTCCAGAAATGACGGTGATACAGGCGTGTAATGCCATTAAAACATGGTGTAACGAAAATAACATCCGTAATAATTTTGAATTCAAAGTGTTTTTAGGTGACTCTACCGTCGATATACGTAACGTTTTTCTCCCGTGGATAACAGCTATAGGTGACTACTCCGGATACTTACATCTATATGCTACTTTTTACAATGGCATTATAAATACAGTGCGTGTCGAGTACGAGGTTAATCCTATAACCAGCGGGGGAAAGACAGAGAAACACGAAATATTATGGACAAACACAACAGGTCTTGTGTCGCATCGCCTGATTGAGTACTCATTCGGCACCACTGCTGAGATAAAAAGCAAGGTAGCCATACAGGCAAAAGGGTTCACAACTTTCGACTCTACTTTTAACCTCCCTGTTTGGTATAATGGAAATAATTCATGGCTTAAAGCAGACGGTTCTGTTGCGTACACCCTATAAAACTAAGGCCCCAAACGGGGCCTTTTCTCTACTCTTCTGATAACTTCTCCAGTACATACGCCAGTTGCGCATTAGCGGCGTCTCGCTGTTGTCGTAGTCGTAGAACCTCTTCTTCGAGTTCTTTGATACGTTTTTGCAATGCCGGAATCGTGGATATGATGTTCATTTCTTACTCCTTCTCTTCATATAATTAAGTAGTTCGTCCTGTACGGACCTTTTCTCGTCTGTACGCGCGGCGACAACTTCATCAAGAGTATCTCTGGCTATTATTTGATAAATGAATACAGACCGTTTGTATCCAGATTGCATCTGCCTTACCGGGCCTATACGCTCGATAACCTGCAAATAATGTTCAAGGTTCCACCCCTGACTCATAAAGGCCATGTGGTGCCCGCCGTGTTGTAGCGACAGTCCGTGGCCTGCGGAGGCTGGGTGTATCAGGAGCATTGGTATTTCCCCGCGGTTCCACGCGTCCATCTGCTTATTACCCTTAGCGCCTTTAGAAAATGCCTGGGCCTGAGGGAATCGCTTAAGGATGCGCTCCAGTTCGTGCTTGAACTGATACGCCACCAGTAACGGCGCACCCTGTAGCTCCTCAACAATTGACTCGAGTGCATCCAGTTTCGTGTCGTGCACTTTCTCCCAGTCTTTCGTTGCTTCACCATCCGGCCCTGATACATACACGGCACCGGATGCGATCTGCAAGCACTTTGAGGTCTTCGCCGCGGCGTTAGCCGCTTCAACTTCTCCGCTCTCCAGTTCCGCGAATAACTTCTCCTCCATATCTATGTATGCCTGACGCGCTTTCTTCGGCAGGTCGATTTCAACCGGTACAATAATCGGCGCCTCGCAACCGAACCACTCGGCGGCGTCAATCGTGAGACTGATGTCCTTCATCTTCTGGTGAATTTCATTATCCGCACCAGGGCGGGCGTGGTATTCGCGCGCCATCGCCGACTTACCTTTCTGTACCGAGTTAAACCAGCGGTCCGTGAACGCTGTGTACGAAGAACCGAGGCGCTCACCCGCGTCGATAAACCAGTTCTGCCCCCACAAGTCTTTTAGTCCGTTTGGCGACGGCGTACCCGTCAGGTTGATGAAACGCTTAACCTTACCGAACGCAACCTTACTGAGCGCCTTCGCCCTCTTACTACCGCCTGAACGGCTGCGGAATGATTTCAGCTTCGTGCTTTCATCGGCGACAATAACCGTAAAAGGCCAGTCGTCTTTGCCGTAGTAGTCAATCAGCCACTCGATAACTTCGTAGTTGGTGCACACCACGTTAGCGTCAGACTCCAGCGCCGCGATGCGGCGCTTCTCTGAACCTGTTGCGTCTACAACATTCAGACACGGGAACCGCCATTTCTCTTGTTCTGCGGGCCACGTACCGGACGCAACTCGTAGCGGGGCAAGGATTAACACACGGTCGTCATCATTAAGTTGGCCGTTGCGGAACAGTCGGTTTAAAGCCCACAGTACGCTGCCAGTCTTCCCGGCACCCATGCTTGCCCATATGTTGCAGCGATGGTGCCGCAGCATGAACGAAGTCATGAGCTTCTGGTACTCTCGCCTTTGAAACTTAGACATGATTAGCCTCGTAAACTGCTTTTGCGAAACCTCGCGGGGTGAGGCTGCGGATTGTTTTTGTTCTGGCGCTCTTGCCGCCCAGTTTAGCCCAGCCCGGATTATCTCCACTACCCGCGGCAACATCGGCAACGTCGGGCATAACAAACCCATTGCCCGCCCACAGGCACGTCTTTTTAACATAGGCATCTCGCGCTGGAATAACATCCGGAAACATTGGATGTGTGTCGTCTTCCGGTAGATAGCCGCCGTAATCGTGTGGGTCGAATACATAATCGGGCTTACGCCATAAAGATGAAAGAACGCTAACTGGGTTCTCAATCATATAAGGTACGTTGTACTTTTTAGCCAGACGCGCTGCCACTTTGCATGTAATCACGGCCTCTACCTGAAACGTTGGGTTCTTCTTGCGCTTAGCCTCGAAATGACGCGACCCACTAACGGCTAAATCTGTGCAAGGAGGGAACGCAAAAATAATATCCGGCGCGGCTTCGAAGTCGAATTTATTATCAATCCACGCGTTTATATAGTGGATGTTCTCGTGTTCAACCTTTGCACCCAATAGTGCGTAGTCGCCGTGGTCAGCGCCGTCGTAGTTGAAACAGTAGCAAGTATGGCCCGCTTCCGCCCACGGCTGGGCCATAAGGCCCGAACCGTCAAATAATGACCAGACAATCATTTCAACACCAGAACTAACTCTTTACGCCCGAACGCCGTAATATTGCCGGTTACATCTTCGATAACCAGTTTACCGTTCGACTCGACGTACACCGTATCAACGGCAACAGGACGACGGGTCTTAACGTTGAAAATCATGTCGCCCGGTACGATGTCACGTGCTGGTTTGCGGTCATATTCGTGTTTCATTTCTCAATTCCTTATAGTTAAGGCCCCGAAGGGCCTGTATTAGTTAGATAATTCTGCTTGAACTTGCTTAATAAGTTCCCCAGCCGTTGTGAAGTCTACCGACAGCCCTTTAGCGACGTCTTCTGCCAGCACTTTGCGGCCAACTGACCCGAAACCCAGGATACGGTTTACTTCCGAAACCTTCATAGACCATGAGTAATTAACTGACGCCCCTGTGTATTTACCGATACGAACAGATGAGTCGATTGAACCAATAATCATAGTGTTTACTGACAGTTGAAGTTCGATAGCCATTTTATAATTCCTTATATTGTTGGGGTATGTACTTACTATAATAGTCCGCTACTAGGGTGTCAACCTGTTTTATCGAACCAACTACAAAAACATTTGCGCCACGTTTACGCATCCGCTCGTGTTCCCGTAACTGGTGAGGGTCTGGCTTCGTGTTTTCGTCTTTCTTAACCTCGACGAACCAGACGATGCCGTTGGGGAGAATTACCAGCAGGTCGGGAGCGCCGGAACGTCCTTCGTAGGAAAGTTTACGAACGAGGCCGCCAATGGCCTCGAATCGGTCTTTTGCGTATTTCTGGATGCGCCCCTCAGGCGTACTCATCTATACACCCCTCGCGTTTCGTGTGTTCAATCCCGCAGCGCGGACAGATTCGACAGTCTTCTTCGTAGAACCAGTAGATTTTCATTCCAGCACCCACAGATAAATTGCGATGAACATACCCAATATGGCAACCATCATGCCGTATTGACCCTCGTGACAGTAGACACCGGCGGCGAATCCCGCCAGTACCGCGATAATCAGTTTACTTAGCATAACGCTTCATCTCAGCACCTTCCGCTACAAGAGGGAACCCCTCTGCCCATTCCGGTAATTCGCACATCAACCGCCCAAGCTCTGCGACATTGTATTCCGGTGCATCTGGTGTCTCGCAGATAATTTCATCGTGAACATGAAGTACAATTGGGTAGCCGTTTGCCTCTACGTTCAGCAGCGCATTAGCCAACAAATCACGGCACAGCGCTTGGGTGCAGTTTTCCACGAGTTTACCGGAATATGTGTACTGGAAACCCCACTGACGGGTTAACTGATTCTCCCCCTGGTACTTGATGCGCACGTTAGTAGTCACCTTTCCATCTTCGTCTGTCTCTTTCGACACGCTTAACCCGACGCCCGGGTATGACATAACGCGCCCCGACGGCAACGTCATGCGCAACCACCAGCCCGCGACTTTGTTGCCGTTGTTGTCTGTCTCTACGTTGCGCGAAAATTTAACGCCGCGCGGCCCTGCGGTGAACTCTTTGCCTGGATTGCGGATAGCCGCCATAGCTGCATCTTCAATATCTCGCCAGAACGCTACTGTTTCCGGGTGAGACTCGCGCCACATGCGCTTGATAGCGTCACAGGTACGCCACACTTTCTTATCAAGAATATACGATGGTCGGTCATCCTTTTCACCAGGCCGCGGCGGTCGCTTGGCTTCCTGAATACGCGCCCACTCATAGCCCCGTGCAGTAGCCGCCCATATGTGGTCGGGGAAAGTTCCGTCCATTGTTTTAGCCATATCAACAAGGTTTAAGCCGAGGTTTTTAGCAAACTGAACGAAAGCACCAACGCCACCCGCATAGCCGAGGCCCAATTCACATGCTTTGCCAATCTGGCGCAGGTCACTACGGCTTTCGAGAATGTAATCGGGGTCCATTCCGAACATCTTACCTGCGGTTACGCAGTAAATATCCAATCCCGCACGGAAGGTATCGAGAGCGGTTTCTTCTCCCGCCAGCCAGGCCAACCCACGACCCTCAACGTTAGAGTAGTCGGCAACGACAAACTTATGCCCAGCCTCAGGTATAATGCAGCTACGCACCGTCGATGCCGTTAGCTTGGCTACGTCAAAACGGCGATGAGCACGGCCTTTAAACAACAGGTCGATTCCGTAGGACAATGGGTGTGTTACTCTCCACCAATCCTTCTCTGACATCCAGTCATAACGGACTTTCTTCTTTTTATTCTTCGGGTCGTCGTGATAGTACCCGCGCGCCAGGTTCTGCGGCTGGAAGCCTTTGCCAGCAAATCGTAACGTACGCTTAGCCCCGCCGTACTGGATGCAACCGCGGCGACGGTCGTCCGACGAGCGGCCTAATAGCAATGGGTTATATTTCGTTGACGCGGTGGACGCGGCCCCGAGGCGCATTTCGATAATCGCGCGGGCGTCGTCCGGTAAATCATCGTCTGCCAACAGGTCGTTAAGCGTCGACTTCTGCGCGTTGTGGATGCGGTGCGCCGGTGCTAGTTCACGTAGAATCGGAAGGAAGTCTTTACCTGTGAGCGAGCCGCCGTATTTACGTTGGGCTTCTTCCTGTAACTGTGCCTTGTGCTTCTCCACGGCTTCAATCGCGGCTTCCGCCAGCGCTACGTCAACCTTAAACCCACGATCGTTGATTAGCTGGTCGAGTTCCAGTACACGGTCCTCGAACTCAGAGTTACCCCAACACGGCAGCTTATGGAAGACTTCACGCACCGATGTAATGTCGCTAATACCATACTTAATAAACCAGGCCCACTCTTCTGGGTGCGTATCCGCGGTGTAGCGACGTATTTTGTAGTTCTTCGGCGTCGGTTTAGAAAAACGCTGAATCAGAGCCTTGCCGCGTTTATCCTTCGCGTTTTCTGCTGACACACCAAGTACTTCGCACAACGCCGCCAGTGACCCGGGTAGCGCGTGTCGAAACGCAAGAATCATCGTATCAATGATGTTAGTTGGGTGAATTTTGTAACCCCAGCAGCGCTCTATGACGAGCCTGTCAAATTGAAGGAAATTGTGCCCAACAAGTTTCAACCCGTAATTCGGCTTTTCAAGGCCCGCAAGGCAACGTCGCAGTTCTCTCGGTATATTTCTGCCTTTTGTGGGGTCGTAAACCTCCACTGGCTCATCGTTAAACGCGTAAGTGGCGAGAATAATCTCTGTTGACGGGTCTTCCGAGTACCGGTAAGCCCCAACCTTTTTCAAATCGGCTTCGCTAAAAGTTTCAGTATCTTTAAACAGTAAGTCTTGCATATTATTTTCGACCCTTAGTAAAAAGGCCCAATGAAGGGCCTTAGTTAAATTGATTCAGATATTAGCGGCGACGACGCTCGCGGCGTGGTGCTTCATCTTCTTCGTCATCTTCCAGGTCATCAACACTCGCGGCGACTTTAGAGCCCCCGAATGCTTTACCCTCACCAACGTACTTAATTGCCAGCAGGTTAACGCCGAGGACTTTGTATTTCTGGCTGAACCAGATTTCAACGCTTACGTTAGCCACACAGCCGCTGTAAACCTGTTCGCCTTCAATCTGTTCGCCGTCTACATTGAAGTCCTGTTCTACCTGAGTCTCACCTTTTTTAGAGGTTACAATCAGCGGCTGTTTCTGTGCCTTCGCTTTGAAGTAGAAGCCCTCCGGGAAGTCTTCAAACGGATTGTCGCGCTCGGCAATGTCTTTAATCGCGCATTTATCCATGTGCTTACCTTCGCCGTAGTTGGACTTCATCCACTTCTCGGCAGCGGCTGCACCCAACGCTTCTTCAACTACAGCGTAGACAGTGTCGTATAGCGCGTCGATTTGAGCATGGTCAGACGGCAGGATAATAGTCGCGCTGTACTGCCCTTTAGTGATTGAGCCATCATCGTTTTCACGGTCTTTTTCACGTTCGAATACGTTAACCCATGCAGTGTTTACTTTACGCAGATTCAGTTTCAGTCCCATTTCTCGATTCCTCAGTTTTCAGTTTACTCCGGGAAGCTGCCCGGCCAGTGATTAGAACTATAATAGCTAACTATTCAGGTGTCAACACTTTATTTAAGTTTCTTCGGAACTACCTTATAAATATAGGGCTGCACCGCCTCATGCTTCGAGTTCTTCTCTTCTGCAATTTTGTCGGCGTCGGCGCGTTTAGCGTGAACAGAAACAATATCAAGTTCTTGAATAGAATATCGGCGGTGATACCGCGTGAGAATATAAACCATCATTCCAAATCCTCCTCTGTTACCTGATTCCACTCAGGACGCTTGTCGTCCGCCGTTGCAACACATGGTGCGCCAGGCTTACGGGTAATGAAGTCTTTTAGCTCCTCCTCCGGTATGACTTTAACCGCTTCGGTAGGTGACATGAGCACGTCTTTAGTCAGCTTGTAGCCGTATTTCTCGTATACCGCCTCAGCATCCTTCCACGCACGATTGCCCATCTTACCTTCAACCAGCTTGTACCCCGGCACTTTCTTACCGGAATGCAACGCGGCGGACATCGCTTTCTCGACCTTGTCGATGTGCTGGCGCAACAATGGCAACTTCTCATACTCAGCTACGAGTTGCTCTGGTGTCAGTTCCAGCGCAAAGTCGTCTTCAAGTTCTTCCGCCAGCACCGCGTTAACGGTTTTTGTACGCGCGGCACACTGTTCCGAGAACCGGCACCACTGACAACCGTCTACTGACGGCTTGAAGTCAGATGCTTTCAGGTTCTTCTTGCCTCGGTAATACGCGTCAAGAGCTAACAGTGCGCGTTTCTGTGCAAACTTAGCGAACAGTTCCAGACCTTCAACCGAGATGTCCCACTCCGACGCACCGCCCGCGTACGGCTGAAAGATGACCAGGCGAACAACTGTGATGTTATAACGTCTCTTGAGTCGGCGATAAACACCGAGAGCGTAAAGCATAAGCTGCTTGTTTTCTTTCGCTTCAACACGATGCCGTCCAGTTTTAAGGTCGCCAATAATGAGCATGTGCTCGTCGGTGTTCGCCAGTTCCTGAACGGCAACAAGGTCGGCGGTTCCGAATGTCTCAACGCCTTCGTAGCCTGGATGCAATACCTCAGTAAGATTGACACGCATCTCGAGTTTGGCGTAAGTCGCTACATCGATAACAGCTTTGCAGTAGTCTGTGTACTTGCGCACCTGCTCAATCATGTCAGCCGTAATCAGTACCGCGCATTTCATCGGGCTGATTAGCGCCTTAATCTGGCCTTTACCCTCGTCCAGCACGTAAGCACCGACTTCACGCTCTAATGGTAGCGCAGTGCCGCGGATATAGGCGTTGAGATGTACCTCAGCTATGGTGTGCATAGCCGTACCTAATACCGCGGCTTTACCGGACGTGTTAGGAATATCTTTTTCACAGGCCAGAGAAGCCGGGCAGGTTAACCACTTTTTAGCGCCTGACGGTGATAGTAATGCGTGTACATCGTTATTGCCACCGCGTTCTTTTAGAATCATGCCCTGCTCTCCCACTGGTCAATTAAATGCCGTGTCTTATGCTCGCAGTGCATAGCCCAGCCATACATCGACTCAAAGACATAAAAGTCAGGTTTGGCGAAAGTCGTGCGCTTAATCTGCGACACATGACGGCCTATGTCTTTAGGCCGCGGTACTTTGCCTAAGTACGCCATCTCTTCCATCTGGTGTGCCTCTGACGGCGCACGCAATAACCATAGCGCCTCTGTGTTATCTCGCCTGTCTACGGCGCGGTAGAGTTGGTAAATCATTGCGCCTTCTCCCGCATTTTCAGAAAGACAATCATAGCGGCGCGTAGGGGGTTTTCGTGCGTACTTTTGGTGAAAGATGCAGAGTGGTACGCGCGATATGTAAACGTATGCCGGTTAGCCGTAACGCATTCAATTGATATGTGATTATCAATTATTATGGGCCATGCATCAGATGGGTTGTTGCAGTAGTCTTTGGCCTTAAACGAATTCAATCCTGAAATTTGCATAACCTCTGCGTGTACACAGCAGTTAATCTCAAAATCGCTCATATCTTCGTATTTCATATTTCCGACCCTCAGTTAAAGCGGCCCGAAGGCCGCAAGATAGTTATTCTTCTTCGAAATACTTGTTCTTGATTGCCGTCAGGCGTTCCAGATATTCAGCCAGGTCTTCGTCTTTAATCGCGGCAATCTTCATTTTCTTACCGGTGAACTCTTCCAGTAGTTCATCAGAATCGTCGCACGCGGCGTCGCTCGGACCTTCGTTAATGGCGTCGTCGATAGCCTGAATCTGGTCACGCAGAGACTGATAATCGACTTCTTCTTTCTCTTCTTCCGGCTCTGGCGTAGGTTCCTCTACTTTAGCTTTACGCGGCTTGCGTTTTGGCTTCTCTTCTTCTGCCGGTTTAGTGTCTACGAGGTCTTCACCTTCGACCGGGATTTCTTTTGTTTCTTCGGCTTTTACAACGGCACGAACTACGTCGGCTTTAGTCTCTGCGGGTAACCCATCTACTTCGGAAACGACAACTTGTTTCGCGCTATTCGCAGCAATAAGTTCATGTGCAACTACGAAACGTTCCAGTAATACTAAGAATTTCTCTAACATTTTTCTTTCTCCAGTTCTCGTTTAATCATTTCTGTCGTTCTGATGGCCCAGCGGTCTACCGGTTTACCATCTTCGAACACTATAAAAAGCTCTTCTGGCCTTACGGCGCATTCTGATTGAAGTTTGCAACCGTCACATTTGCTAAACCTCCCGCACCAGTCTTTAACATCCACGCTATGTATCCTCTCGTTTGGTATGGGTTAACTATAATAGCGAACTATTCACGTGTCAATGGGCTTTTCTAAAATAATTAATATGGTACTATTCACATATCAACTGACTAAGGAGTAAATGACATGCAACCATCTGAACTAGGTATCCGCGTAGAACAACGCCGTAAAGAACTCGGCATCTCCCAGCGCCGTCTGGCGGTCCTGGCTGGCGTTTCCCAGGGCGCGATTAACCAGCTTGCGCTCGGGGTAACTCAGGACGTCCGACCGGCGACGCTGTTCAAGCTGGCGGAAGTGCTACAAGTAGACGCCAAGTGGCTGGCGTTCGGTGAAGGGGCTTAATGCCCCTTTCTTTTTACTTATTCCAAATCATCCTCGGTCACCACCAGCATTTCATTCGGTTCGTATAGTGTCTTCGGAATCTTGTTATCCGTTATCCGGGTATTCAGCCTGTAACGGCCTGGTATTATCTGATTGTTTTCGTCGGTCCCTGGCACAAGATACCCCGCCTCAACCATTTTCTTAATCTTCCCGCGTTCTATGGCTTCTTTGGAGTTAAACGCCTTTGCGTTAGGGTCGGACTGTGCGAGCTTATTCGCTGCGGCTACCGTGATGCCCTCGTTGCCGTTGTAGGTTCCTTCCGCCAGTTCAAACGCCGCCAGTATCGTGGCTTCTGAACTGTTGACGGCGTTCTCTACGGTTTTACGTACGTTTTCTTTACCTTCCTTCGTCAGTCCTTCTTCCCGCTCTTTCTCCTCGTCAGTCTTAAACGGCTCGAAGCCCCACGGCATCAGCACAAGCGCCTTGTGTGGCTCAGGCAGGTCCAGGTTTACGATTGTGCCGTATTCCTCTGTGCTACCCAGGAACTCAACTGCACGGTACTCTTTCGGCGGCGGGGCTTCACGGAACTGTACCGACTCCAGAACCATGCCAACTGTCTTCTGTTGTGGCCCGTGCTTAAATTTCGAGTGATATACGTTTATCTGACGGTCGGTAGCGCGTTCAATTGTCAGTTCCACGTCGACGCCAGCGTACAGCGCCCCACTACCACGGGCTTTCTTTCCGCCCTTCGGTGTGTGGTGGACAACACCTACCGCGGCTTTAGTCGCATCACGTACTTCTTTCAGGATGGCGATAACTTTACCCATACCGATTGCCGTTGATGAGCTGTTCTCGTCGAACTTATCAATCGTCAGGGCCAGCGTCTGGTTAAGGGTGTCGAACGCAACCATGCCGATTGGCTCGTCGCCAGCAGTTTCGCGCATTAACTTAATCAGGCTTTTAAGTTTTCCGACCTCACCCATGTCTATGACATGTACATAATCTTTACCCTCCACGCCGTATTTAGCCGCGAGCGCATCAATACGTGTACGTGTGGCCGCGCCGCCCTCACCGTCTATATAGAAATGGTGGCAACGCTGGGTGTCCGCCCCCGCGAACCGGTATCCGGCGGCGCTGAGGTACATCATCCCCAGCGTATAAAACGATTTGTACGTGCCAGATTCCCCGACGATATCCCAGATACAATCCGACGGCATGTACCCTTCGACGACGAAATCAGCCTTTACCGGTTCTGGTAACTCGTCCTCCTCTGAGTCCTCGTCGTCTTCCAGGTCGTCGAGACTGCATGAAACAGATTCACGTGCACCCCAGCCGATTGCCTCGGCTACTTCACTGAACGGCAGACCAGTCGCATCGCACGCGTATTTCCACACCTCTTTCGGCGACATGCCTTCGGTTGCCGTAATGTCGGTGTCGTGAATCATGGTTACGTTCGGCGCTTCGTACCCCTCTCGCGGGAAACACAGCAGAAAGTCATCCGGGCGCGGCGTCGGGTCGCTGTAGTTCTCTGCGTGTTCCGGTGTAGCTGGCATCTTAAGGCCGCGCGGTGTCATGATGCCGCCGTACTCGAACGCCAGTGCTTCGAACGCATCTGTAAACGCGGTGCGCAGTTCTTCTGGTATCTGGTAATCCGATGCGCTGCTAACGTCAACGGCGGGGATGCCTTCCAGTAATTCGTCCGGGTCAATCAGGTCGTTGCGGCGCGACCAGATAACATGAGAGCCAACTGGCGGCAGGTACATCGGCTGCGACAGAGTGAACCCGCTGCGGTCCGCGCCCATGCCTTTGAAGAAGTGCTCAAGCAACCCATGACGAACACGGATGATGTCGCCGACTTCAACCGGACGGGCCAGCGGCATGACGACGCGAAAGCGCGGGGACTCGTCGGTATGTGATGCCGTGGTATAGAGGCACATCGCACGGCGGCTTCGCTTAACCAGACGCACCGCTTCCTGATACTCTTCCGGCGTTGCGCTGTCGAAGTCCAGATACGCCAGCGACGATTTGCTTACAGATGCGTCGCAGCGATAGAAAAAGCCTTTACGCGCTTGCTTAAAGTCACCGGTTTCCGGGTCTTTCACGGTGCTGTGTGTAGAGTCACACGCGGCGGTGATATAGCCGGGCGCTGTCTTCGGGTTAATCCCATCACGAACAGCATCAAGCGGCTGGATTAACGCTTTCAGGTCGTCCAGTGTTGCCGTGTGTGTGGTTCTGACGTTTATATCCTTTTTCTCTGCTCGCGCGTTGCGGCGTGACCACGAGTAGGATAAAATTACATCGGACATATTATAATTCCTTCAGCAAGTAATTTGGCCTCGGCGTTCACCGCGTCGGGGCTTTCTTTTATTCCAGGTCTTCTAAAGTAGCGGTCATTCCGCGAACTTCAGCAACAGCACTATATTTCCCACCAACATTTTTCACGACACCAGATTTAACCAGCACCTTCAACGACCCTTCAATAATGGCGGAACTATAGTACCTAAAATAACTACGACGCAAGTCCATAACGCTGCACGACCCTTTTTTACGTGTTAGCGAAACGACAGCCGTAAATACCCGGGACTGGAACTCGGTCATTTTACATTCTCCTTAATCCACGCTTCCACTTTCTCCGGGTCAAACGTACCTGGCTGCCGGCGGCCCATAATGCGGGTACAACAATCAGGGAACTTCCCACTCTTTAACCAGTTATTAAGCGTACGACGAGTAACCCCAATACGCTCAGCTACCTCATTCTGCGTCATTCTCAAACCCTCATTATCAGTTAACGAAACCAAGTATACATTGCGAATAATGGGAAATCAAACATAATCGCACCTATTGACATTATGAAAATCTTCGTTTAAGGTGCTTCTATATCTTAGTTACTTTGATTCCTGTTCACCTTGTAATACCCGCTTGAAACGCAGCGGCGCACCAGCGCCAGCGAAGTGTTAAGCGGCAGATTACTGAACATAAGAATTATCGTAACTTTCCTTCCTTAGTATCTCCGGTTGCCCTGGGCAAGCTCTATTCTCATCGGCAGCATATCTCTTAAGTATATGATAATTAAAAGTTTCTATAGTTGCCGTAAGCAAGGTAGAGAGTACTTCACTCCGCTGGGGTGGGCTAACGCCCACCCACTGCGTTGCGTACTCTTTTAAGAAACGAACGAATCACAACGGCAACGTAACTATTCTCTTGCACACCCCAACATAATAGGATACTATTCACTTATCGAAACGAGACATAAGGAATTTAGAAATGAACAAAGCGACCGCAAGCGTAGTTTCCGCAATAAAAGAAGTTTACGGCATCGATATCTCAGAGCGAGTAATCATCGGGAACAAACGAAACTTCTTTACGTTCGACACCGACGGAATGGATGAAAATGATTTTATTAACGTACAACGTTTCGCCAACGGTAAAGGGCTTCGTAACGAGCCTGCGGGTTACAAGAAATTCGCTATCTACTTTAAATAAGACAGAGGGGTGAGGGTTATGTTTAAGCACGGTCAGTTGGTTAAAACGAAAGACTGCGGGTACGGCGTCATTGTGCGAGGTTCTAAAATACCAGGGAGATATTTTTTGACTAATCCGTACTGGGATTTTGATATGTGGTTTTACGAGTACGAGCTAACACTCATCGGCAACAATTTTAAATTCAAAGGGGCAAAGTGATGCAAATCATAATTACAGATAACACCGTTACCTATGAAACAGCTAACGATACTCTGGAAAGCATAGGCGTAAATATTGGCGATGTTTTTGATGTGCTGGACTCCTGCGAGTACGGCTGGTGGATTAAGGTCAGGCATTACAAAGTGCCAGTAACTAAGGCCGAAGCGGAAATATACACAACGGCATCGAATCATGATGCTCGTGCCGACGACTCCGAGGGAGGTTGCCGTTAATGAATAATACTGAACTGAAAACAGTAGCGGAATATAACCGTAAAATACGGGTCATGCGTCGGGGTGCGGGGCTGGAGCAGTTCTATAACATGTGGCGCATTGCGACGCGCGACCCTGAGTTTCTTCAGACAGGTTATTATTCCATTAAAGGCATTATCCCGATTCGTGCACGTAAGGATTATGGTTGGGTTCGTGAGACCCCTAATCTTTTGTGGTGCTGGTATTGTGGTGAATTCTGGGTAAAGGTTAAGGACTAAGTTATGAGAGAAGCATTTGAACGGTGGGCCGTCGTCGAGGGTCTGCCGGTTAACAAGGGTTCTAAGAAAGAGTACCTTAACGTTAAGACACGTCTCGCGTGGCGGGCGTGGAAAGCTGGTGTGCAATATGCGATGAATACGAGGTGAGATATGAGCGAAGAACTTAAAGCATTTTATAAAGCCTACGCTGCGTGGCTCGATGCTGGTGCGGTTAACAATGGCGTATTCACATGTTGCACCGGACTATGTTTCGCATTGCATAAGTGGGCAGGTGATAAAGGTTACAACCTCCGCGCTCTGCGCCTGGAGTTGAAAGCACAGTTTACCAACGCTGGGTTAGATTCGGGCTACCCGTTTAACCACGGCGAACCTAACTATGACGTCGAGTGCGATGATGGAACAATCCACCTAAATCCGGCACGCATCGCCTGGGTACGTAAACACGCGACTGATTGATACGTATAACACACTGGATGCCGTTACCCGAGCCGCTGGAAGTGTGATGTTCAATAGTTTGGGATTTTACTGAGTGACTTACGCTGCTACACAGCAGCGTATCATTTTTCTCATTTTTGTTCTATTTCACCAAACGCAACAATCGAAGAGACTATTGCAGGAGATGCAACAATGATTACTAAAGAACAGGCCGAACGACTAATCACGTTAATTGACACGATGATTGATGTAAAAACCGATTTAGCAACGGCAACAGAGGAGTCCGCTACCTGGTCACTTGAGGAAAGAGAAGCAGAAGCGGAGCGCGCGTTACTGGCGTTCATCGACTCTATAACACACCAATAAAATTTACTTGCACGCTGAAATAGAATAGGCTACTATTCATTTACACAGACGAGAGGAGAGACAGAAGATGTTCCTGGAATGCAAATCCCACGATGACTATTGGGTGCTGACTAAAAACGACTTATACCATCTCAAAGAAGACGGCGACGAGAGCCGCTGCTACGTAATAGACGACAACGGCACTGAACTTGATGTCTACTACGCGGGGTATGGTCGATGGGCGCTATCCGCAGACGATGACTTTGTGTTCGAAGAATATAATGGGGAGGAACCAGAAGATGAGTAACAAAAACGAAGTATTCGAGTACCTGATTGACCAACTACGGCAGCAGCTACCGGTCGCAGATGTAATGGGTGAAATTAAACGGTGGAGTATCGACCGTAGTATTGCTGGTCGCGGTAACTATACCGACGAGGAAAATGCCGTAATCGATGCCTACATCGGCCTGGAGCACAACCAGTACAAGCAACAGTGCGAAGACCTGGCGCATGAGGTGCAGTCACTTAAGAATCAGTTACGTGATGCGTCGGCGCAGATTAAGGAGTTGCGGGAAGACAACATTAAGAAATCTGAGCACATATCGCACCTGACAGGGCAATCGTCAGCATATCGCGGCGATGCGTTGCGCTTTCAAGCGCAAGTTGATGACCTGGTAAAACGACTGGCTACCGGTGACGTGGAGGCGTACAAACTTATCCGTAAAGGTGCGCTTGGCACTGAGAAATCCGGTTGCCGTAAAGAAGATACCCAGGAATGTGACCACAATTGGCTTATCGCTCCAGGATTGTTTATCGCCGAAGGCCACAAGGGCAACGTGCCCGGTAGTCTGTTTTGCTGCGAATGCGGTGCGCGTGAGTGGGATGACCCGGAGTATGAGCCGAAAGCCTATACGCAGAAATGCAAACATGAGTGGGAATATTATTACCCCAACGGGCGGCGTTGTACCAAATGCGGGGTGATAAACTTATGACCAGCATCCTCTTTATCTGGGTACTGTCCGCAGGCCAGATGCACCTCGCGGCATCAGAAACGTTTTACTCTATGGAGGCGTGGTGATGATTAAACTATTCGACTGGCGTACACTGCCGCCGGAGGCCTGATATAGCGGCGAGTATGTGCGCGTGCGGTACTCTGATTTAATGGCTCTCGAAGCCGAGTTACAGAAATACAAAGACCAGTTCCCGGATTACGTCGAGTGCGCGAACTGTGGGTCGGTTACACATGTGGAAGGGGTGGAGTGATTATGATATTCAGAGACCGTAGCAGCCTAAGAACGCCGGATTGTCCTACGTTCGAGTTCGAAGACAAAGACGGGGATGTCTGCTGTATTCAATTTTATAAAGACGATGAAGGCGAGTGTGGGCTTGTAGAGTTGCAGGTTTACAGCGAAACCGGTTGTGTTGTATTAAGTGCAGACGATGCTGAATCACTAGCTCGTAAGATACTTGAGGGTGTTAAATGAGCCTTGCAACTGACATCCTGAAACGAAGAGGCCTTGAGCCGCTGTCACCGAGAGCTAAGACGCGCATACACAAGCGCCGCCATAACGCGCTGTACCCGGAGATTCAGGCCAGACGCAAAGCTGTCCGCGCCTGTGGGTTCCAGAACGGGAAGGCCGTAAATCTCGGTGAGTTCAAAACACAGGAACGTGCAGCTATCGCTAACCGGTTATTTAATTACTGGAAATCTCTGGGATACGATGATATTCCGACGAAACCGCAGAGACGACAATACATCTGGAGACACAAATGACTACTATCGCGTTTGACGGAAAGACAATGGCTTGCGACACGCGTGTTGTGTGCGGAAGTAACTGCTACAACACTGGCACTAAGATATACGAGAATGATTTTGCTGTTATCGGGGTGGCGGGTGATGCGGGGGTAGGCGCTATGCTTATCGATTGCCCCGGTATCCTTCGGGCAAAGCACTATGACTTCGATTTCGAAGCCCTGGTGTTCGTGAAAGACACAGAAAAGGTGTATAAAGTCGCGTTTTATAAATCATGGGATTGTGCCCTTAGTTCGGTTATCCCTGTCGCCGATAGCTTTGCCGCCGTTGGGTCCGGCTCGCCCTATGCGTTAGCGGCTATGTATTTGGGCGAAACCGCAACACGCGCGATTACTGTAGCCTCTCAATTCGACATTAACACCGGCGGCAAGATTATTACCAAACAACTATTAGGATAATTCCTAACCGTGCTATCCTCCAGTTACTGCATACTTAATACGCACCTGGAGGATTCATCTTGGATAAATTTACTGAAACTGTGACAGGCTGGCTTCTGGCTGCCGCACTCGCTGGTGGGGTAATCGGACTACGGCAGCATAAGTCCGTTATTTCTGGCCCCATCGACGGCTTCTGCTTTATTGCAACTGGCTTCACTTGCGCCGTATTTGGCGCACCCCTCGCGGCACAATGGTTCGGCATTACTGGCGACCGTGAAATCGCCGGTCTGGGCTTCATTATCGCTATTCTCTGGATGCCTATCTATTCCCGCCTCTCTGGTATCGTTGCCGGAGAATACATCGCACGTCGAGGGGGTACAGATGAATGAGTTATTCTGGTTCGGCGGTATGCTGGCAATCGGGGGCACATCGCTGTTTAATGTATACCACCCAAGCGTTGACGACGGACTATTTGGCCGGGTGCTCTATATCCTGACCGCTATTGTCTGCGCTGCCGGGTGCATCCACCTGTTACAGGGCAGCATGTCCCCCACGCTGCCAGAGACATTAATCACATTAGTTGCGCTGCGTCAGATTCGTCAGGCGTGGCTATCGTACGGAGGACATAAGCGTGTCTCGAAACATTTCAGATAATGGACTGCATTTCACCGCTGCGTTCGAGGGATTCCGCGGAACTGCGTATCGTGCTACACCAAACGAGAAGTACCTTACTATCGGATATGGAAGCTATGGCCCTCATGTTAAGGCAGGACAGACCATCACCCCCGGACAAGGCCTCCTGTTACTGAATCGCGATATGGCTAAGGCCGTAGCTGCGGTTGACGCCGCAGCGCACCATTCCCTTACACAGGCACAGTTCGACGCAGTGTGTGACCTGGTGTATAACGCCGGTGCTGGCGTGATTGCCGCTACCACTGGTACGGGTAAAGCGCTGCGTTCCGGGGATATTGCGACGCTGCGGGCTAAGCTGGCGCTGTTCATTAACCAGAACGGCAAACCATTACTAGGCCTGCGTCGCCGTACTGCCGGACGTCTGGCACTGTTCGACGGTAAACCGTGGCAGGAGGCTGAGGCTATTGGACGCGCGGTGAAATGATGGACGAATCCGAAGGCATTTAGTATTCTGGTTAGGCCAAGTTTTTCGTATTTGCTAATGGAGACCATTATGGCACTGCAAGAGTTCACCAGCCCAGTTAAATCTCGTGACGATATTGACGAGTCTATTGGTTACGGCGAAGGTTGACACCTAAGGCCAATCCTACGATACTTAAATCACCTCCTGCTCCATCCCTCTGCTCTCCAGTTTTATCCCGGCCCTGACCCAGCCGGGATTTTTTTTATCTATTTTCTGTAATGACTAGTTGACTATTACCTACGACCATATTATATCTACTCCATCGACAACGAGAACGGAGTAGA